GTGACCCTAACCCCGTGATAGGATTAAATGGTGCATGGAGAGCTTCGAGCCGTCGCTCATTCTCTTGTAGTATTCGTGCTACTTCTTCGCGCATTGAGTGAGGTATCCGATACCGAGGCCCACGATGAAGCCCCAAAGGTGTACGAATTGATTGATGAGAGGGAATATGCAGCTAACGGCAAAGCCAACGGCAAGCCAGATAATCCACTCGCGTTTGCGTGCCACCTGGGGAGTTACCATGCCTATCAGAGCGTAGCATGCGCCTGAGAGTCCAGTCGTGGGTAAGGTGAGGATGCGTGCACCACAGAGCTCGTACAATGTGGCCACGGGGAATAGCGACGCAATGATATAGGCCGTCAGTAGCTGTCGTGAGGTGACACCCATATAGAACACCAGTGATAGCAAGCACCAGCAGTTTACCAGCCAGTGGAAGATTGACGCATGAAAAAGCGAGTATGTCCAACGCCCCCACCATGGACCAGCGGTGTAGATGCCTATGCTTGAGTGTGGAATTGGAATCCAATAGAGGATCAGAGTGAGGAGAGCAAGTGCGAGGATTACCGTTTTGGTTTTGTCTTGCATAGCTGCTTGGCTTCATTGATCTTGTCGTAGGTCTTTCGGTCGGAGAGATAGAGCTTAGGTGCAGGTGAATTAACCACATTCGTAACTACATCCTCCAGAGACAGCTCAGGGCTTTTACTCATTTGGTGTATGACACGCTGATAGATCTCTCGATACATCTCTTGAGACGACGGAGTCTTGATGGGGCATTCACCATTGGAGTGTATCATCTTCTGAATGACACGTATTGCACGATCTTCGGAGACGAAGAAACGTGAGTATTCGCTATTCTTCACTCGATGAATCACACGCTTCATATTGATAAATAGACACTCGGTCGTTGCCTCTCTATACTTTGTCAGTATCTCGCATAGTACACGATCCTTATACTCGTAGCATGATCTTTTGCCTGGCATTGCTTCTCTTTAATTTTAGTTCACCTTAAAGATACGATAGAGTATACTCAGATGCAATATATAATGCGCAATATGTCACGGCATTAGCTCTTGCACTTTATAGATTTGCTTCATCTATAAAATTAGGCTTATGGAAAGAGATGAAAATAAGGAGATGATACCGACAGATCACCCCGCAGAAGAGGTGAGCAAGCGTGATCGATTGAAGGCACGCTTGAAGGAGAAGTATCCCGACGACGATATGGATGACGATGAAGTCTTAGCAGGTCGTGTCAATGATGATTACGATGACTACGAAGGTCAATTAGAAGGCTACAAGGGGAGGGAGAAAGAGATCGCAGGACTCTTTAGCCGTGACCCACGTAGTGCAGGATTTGTATCTCGTTGGTCAGGAGGCGAAGATCCAGCCGTGTTGCTTGTCGAGATGTTCGGAACGGAGATTACCGATGCCATCGGAGATCCCGAAAAGCAGGGGGAGATCGCAGAGGCGAATCAGAAGTTCCTCGACCGCATCGCTAACTCCGAGAAGCTCGAGAAGGAGTACGAGGAAAACCTGGGTGAGTCTCTCAACGTGATTGGCAAGCTCCAGGACGAAGGTGTCCCCGAAGACGAGATTGACAAGGCTATGGAGTTGCTCCAAAATATTGTCACAGAAGGGGTGCGAGGTAAGTTCACACGTGAGACGATCGAGATGTCTCTGAAGGCTATCGGCTACGATAAAGCCGTAGCAGAAGCTGAGGAGACGGGACGTGTAGCAGGTCGTAATGAGAAGATCGATGTCAAGCTGCGCAAGCCTGAGTCGGGCGATGGTACAGCGAACTTATCAGGAGGTGGTAGTGCACCTGAACGTCCTATCCCAAATCTCGGAGCACTCACAAGCGCATCAGAGCGTAAGAGTATCTGGGATAAGGGTAAGATGAAGCGAATAAAGAGAGAGTAGTATCAACTAACTAATGAATAAGAGCAATGAATAAGAAGCAATTAGTAACGAATATCACCAGCATGGGGTTGCTCCTCTTGGCTGGCATCTTTGGTGGAGGAGCTATGGCTGTAGCTACCCCTCTACCAGATGCAGGTAAGACAGAGAGTGGATCAGCCGTGGGTCAGGGTGGTAAGGAGATGGGCAATGAAGGCATTGCCAATCGCACTACGGGTGAGGCAGAAGGTGATCCCGACTACTACACCAAAGCCATCGATGAGCGTATCACGAAGATCCGCCCGATGTCCACCCCTATCGATCAGATCAGCCGCTTCTCCGAAGCACGTAAGATCTCCAGCATGGTGGTGAAGTATCCATCCGTGGGGACTCGTCCTATCTCGACGACGACGTCCAAGGCGATGACTGAGCAGCCAGCAGGGGATGCCAGTATCAAGCTGGAAGTGCCCGATGGCAGCATGTTTACACTCGATGATACGATCCGTGTCATTGGGGTGAAAGGGCAGTTTGATGAACAGGGTAATGCTTATCCAGTGGGGAGTGCGCCAGACCTTGTCCTGCATGTGTGTGGTCGTGACTCGAACACGAATATGCCCGTGGTCTATGCTGTCAATGGGAAGAAGAATGCCAAGAACCAGCCTATCATTGTGCCGGCTATTCCTCAGAATACGCGTCTTGTACGTATGGGTAAGGCTTGTGCTGAGCTGGATGCGCAGACGGGCCGCTTCAATAACGTACCTACCTTCCAAGAGCAGTATTGCCAGAATTTCATGATCCAGATCGAGCAGTCCACTCTGGATAAGATCTCAGAGAAGAGCGTCAAGTGGGACTTCTCTGACCTGGAAGAAGATGGCATCTACGATATGCGCCTTGCACAGGAGAACACCTACCTCTTCGGTGTGAAGAACAAGATCGTCCACCCCTCAAAGGATGGCTCTGCCACGTGGTTCACGGGCGGTATTTGGTATCAGGCTGGCAAGGACATCGAGGTCGGTACTTATGTCGGGGCTTCTAAGCGCACAGATATCACGGACGAACAGCTGGTAGATATCTCGAAGGATCTCTTTGTCGGGACAGGTGTTGGGAATAAGAAGAAGGTACTGCTGTGTGGTAGCGAGATGCTTGCAGCCTTCTCGAAGATCAAGAGCGACAAGTTCCGTCTCAAGGAGTCTGTCGAGTCTTGGGATCTACAGTTCAAGTCCTGGATCACCGACTTCGGCGAGATCATGGTGATGCACCACGAGCTCTTTGATCTGAATGGTATGAGCGACTGCGGTCTGGCACTCGACCCTGAGTTCCTCGTCAAGAGCACCTTCCTCTCGTGGACGCGTAATATCCTTGATCTGAAGGCAGCAGGCATGCGTAATACGGATGCAGCCGTCATCCAGGAGATCTCGTGCCTGTACCTTCGTTATCCTAAGGCTCATGCACGTCTTCGTCTGAAGAAGTCATAGCCTTAGGCTAACCGTTGTCTTTTTGGATGTGTCAGAAGGGTGGGGGAAGACTCCCGATGGGACCTTCCCCCTCCTTTGAATAAATGAAAAGCAAGCAAACGAATGAATAAGCGATATATCTCAGGCACGTGCCTCAGTATCAATCTGAGCTTCGGCTCGTCCTATCGCCACATCGCCTTTGAGCCACAGATGGAGTCGGGAAGTGCGTACATCAGTGGGGATAAGGAGGAGCAGGAAGCACTGGAGGCTCATCCCTATTATGGGGAATATTTTGAGGAAGACAGCTACTATCAGGATAGCTCAGAGGTAAGTGATCAGGCTACGGCAGTGGGTGAGGAGCACAGTGCAAAGTCCGAAGGCGTGACTCTGACCTTCTCCAACGAGTCTGATGCTAAGGAGTACCTGGCAGAGAACTACGGGATCTCTCGTACGAGGATGAAGTCCCGTAACTCGATCGAGAATGTAGCTACCGAGCAGGGTGTGAGCATTGTCTGGACGGATAATCTCTCTACCGAAGAGCCCACCGAGACGAGCCACGTAGAGGAGTAAACCTCGATGGAGTACGCTATCGAAGACTTAAAGCGATGGATAAGGGTGGCACTGGATGAGAATGACACCAGTGCCACCCTTACCTCTCTTGGTGATGTCGATACGCTTAGTGTCGAAGAGATCATCGAGAGCAAGATCGAGGCTGCCGCACTTATCGTCCATCGTGATGCTCCACGCTATCTATTGGATGCAGGTATTCCCTTTTCGGGTCGTATCTACTGGGAGAGTGCCGAGGGCATCGGACGTGGAGTCATGACACTACCAGCTGACTTTCTTCGCTTGGTCACCTTCCGCATGAGCGATTGGAGAAGGGATGTGGCAGAGGCTATCTACGAAGATGACCCACGCTATGCCCTCCAGCTGAGTGCTTTTGGGGGTGTGCGCGGTTGTCCCGAGAAGCCCGTGGTGGCACTTATCCAGTCTCCCGAAGGACTTACGCTGGAGCTCTATAGCTGTGCCTCTGGTTCATCTATACATATAGATAAAGCACGCTATCTGCCTCGCCCTAAGATCAGGGAGGGTAAGATTAATCTGTGTGAGAAGCTACGGGAGGCGGTCGTCTACTATGCAGGGCATCTTACAGCCCTCACGCTGGGCAATGGGGATCAAGCGACGGCTCTATTAGAAACGAGTAAGACACTGATGAAATAAGATGAAGGCAAGGCTGGTGAACTTAGGGGTGTTTGCTACACTCCTTGATGTCTATGCACGCTTTCCTCAGGGAGGATTAGAGGGGGATTATGTCATCGTAGATGGCAAAGAGATCTTGTGGGATAAGCATCATCTGCGCTGGGGAGATGCGCCTCATGGAGGGGAGAGCAATATACGCCCCATTGTACCTCCCCATGCAGAGATAGGTGGGGGTGGTGCGAGCTTGGAAGCGTTGGAGGCGATTCGTCGTCAGGTCGATCATCTTGGAGCGTTGATTGGTAAGTCAGGAGGGATAGCTCCATTGGATAGTGATGGGCTTCTGCCTGCGAAGCACCTCCCAGCAGAGGCGAGTGTAGCTCATAAGATACGTACGGAGCTGGCAGATAGTATTAGCCCACTGACTGCTCGTGTGATGCGCCTGCTTCAGGGAGATCCAGCCCTGCAGTGGGTCTTTGTGGAGTCAATGCAGAGTGAGCGAAGAGTGGAGCATGTCGTTCGCTACTCCGATGCCTATAAGCAGCTCACCGTGCCAGCAGGGGTGATACGTCACCTGACGCTGGGCATTGAGGGGGTGCGACCAGCTCGTCCGCTCACTGACTACAAGACGTGGGAAGTACCAGGTATTGAGGTGCAGGTAGATGATAGCGTGCGCAACCTCTATCTCTATGCACGCTGTAGTAAGGGAGAGCATGTCGGGACGTTTGTCACCAGTGAAAGTATACTGCCTCTGGAGCGAGAGGAAGGATATTACCACCTACTGGTAGGTATGCTGAGTCCCTTGCCCCATCGAGTCTTCTCGGCTCTGTATGGTCTGGTAGAAATACCCTCGGCAGCTATTCGTATCGACAAGTTGATCTCGCCTGACGGAGAGTTCGTCATTGACTTAGTGCGCAAGGAGATCCGAGGGTGGAAGACGAGCTTTAAGACGGGAGGGGTGGATGCTGATGAGGTCCTTCGGGGGATCTTAGGGGAGGCACGGAGCTATACCGATGGCAAGGCGGATGGGCTGAAGGGATACGTGGACTCCAAGGCAACAGGAGCAAGGAGCTATACCGACAGCAAGTTCGCAGAGTCGGGGCGCAATCTGAGTGCCAAAGCCGAAGAGGTCATCTCCAGTCTTCAGGGCTATGCTGATGGCAAGGTGCGCGAAGGGCGGAGCTATACAGAGGCGCAGATACAAGCCCTGCGAGCGGAGCTGACGGCTGGGCTCTCTGGGGTGTCGGCGATGAATGAGAAGCTGACGCACATGCAGGAGCAGCTTGATGGGAAGGTGTCGAACTGGTACTATGCAGGTGCGCCATCCTCTACGACAGAGCCGACGAAGCAATGGGTGAGCGAGGAAGACAAGCGTGCACACATCGGGGATACCTTCACCTCGCTGGATAAGTCGCCGAGCCCCTATGCAGGGAAGAGCTGGAGATACACCCCGAGCTTTGAGTGGGAGGAGGTCGTCGATAGCGATAGCCTTAAAGCCCTCCAGTTGGCTAAGGAAGCTAAGGCTGCTGCTGACGGCAAGACGACGACTTATCTCACGCAGCCTACGAGCTATGGGCGTGGGGATAGCTGGGTGCTGATGGAGGCGACTTCATTGGGCGGAGTGAGCTATCCACGTGGTACGATTCTCTTTGCTACGGAGGAGGGGACGGTGTTTAGCCCCTTGCACTGGGTGCGCCTGGATGACTACATATCATCGGTGGAAGCCAAAGGATACGCCGATGGGAAGGCAGGCGAAGCCCTTGATGGGGCAAAGCAATACGCTGACGCTGGCGACAAGACTACGTCCAAGCGTATTGACAGCCAGGTAGCGGCTACCCTTGTGGGCGCAAAGAACTACACCGATAGCAAGCACAACGAAGGGAAGAGCTACACCGACGGGAAGGCAGGACAAGCCAAGAGTGAAGCGGTAGCCGAAGCCGAAAAGAAGGACGGAGAGGTACGTAAGTATGCCGACAACGCAGCCTCGCAGGCTACGGACACTGCTAAGAGCTACACCGATAGCAAGCTCAAGGCCCTTGAGGACAATGCTCTTCTACTGGACTATCTCCGCAAAGCCATCACCGATGGTACGACCGACATCTATGGTGGCTTAGTGCTGACGAGCTTCATCGCAGCCCGAGACCCTCAGACTAAGCAGGTGCGTAGCTTCTTCGCTGGCTCTGCTGATACCTCCCTCCCCGCCTTCTCTGCTGGGGTCACGGGATTTGGGACTCCCTCCGAAGAGCGCGTGGTGGAAATCAACCACGATGGCACGGGGCATTGGGGGCAGATGAAGGTCGAAGATGGCGGACGTGTCCTCAGCATCGGGACAATGCGCTTCGGGGGTAAGCTCCCCGATTTCTACAGGCAGGACTTCCGAACGCTGGAGCTCGACGACGCACGAAGCGAGCGTAGCCGCATCTACATCGGTGACGAAGGGGCACTCTTCTTCTTCGGTATCGCTGGCGGTGGTGCGCGCTTCGTGCGACTATCAAACAAAATAGGCAAGCCCGTGATGCAGGTGAAAGGAGGCATTGACCTCCCTGGAGTCCTCCTCGGTGGTCGGGTCAATCCCGACTCCGTCACCTTTGACCACATCTGGGGCGTAAGGGCAAGCACCGCACGCATTGAGCGCATAGAGAAGGGGAGGTATCGACTCACCCACAACCTCGGACACACCCGATACAGCGTCGTATGCAACGAGTGCGGACACGGAAGAAATAATGCCAATTGGGATGACCTAACGGAGAACTCCGTAGACCTCTACGCTTTTTACGACGACAATCGAGACAACTCGATCCCCTTCTCCTTCATTGTAGTCGGGGACAACTACTAACAACCTACGAACCAAAACCAAAGACTATGCTTATCCATCTCTTCCAGCCAGAGGCGATTATCGAGACGACCGCACTAATGGCAGTCTCGTACATCGTGGTACTCTTCGCCGTGGGCATCGACACCGCCACGGGCGTACAGAAGGCACACCGCATGGGGCGCAAGATACAGTCCTCCATCCTTCGGCGCGTCTTCGCCAAGCTCCTTGTCTACTACGGTCTGATCATTATGTTCACCTTCGGGGACATCCTCATTCTGATAGCTGACTTAGAGCTGATGCTTTCCATCCCCGAGCTCCCGTACCTCACCATCATCGGCTGCGTCGGGGCGGTAGCCACCGAAGGCTGGAGTGTCTGGGAGAATATGCCACGCCACGACACCACCAGCATCAAGCAGAGCGTCAAGCAAACCCAAGAGCTGGCACGTGCCATCGCTAAGGCGGTGGAAGAGATTAGACACGAAGTCCCAACCAACAACCAATAACTATGAGCAAGTACTTTTCCCTCTCGGAGCTGACCCGCTCCGCCACCGCCCTCAAGGAGGGCATCCCCAACGACCCCAACGAGGCGCAAATCAAAGACCTCTACCGACTGATGGACTACCTCGACAAGGTGCGCGAAGCCTTCGGTAAGGCAATCATCGTCACCTCGGGCTTTCGCTCGGGTGGGGATAAAGGGCTTAATGTTGCCGTAGGTGGCAAGCCCGACAGCCAGCACACTAAGGGGCAAGCCGCTGACATTCGCCCCCACGACATCAAGGAGCTTCGCCAGCTCTTTGCCACCATTCGCAAGGTGGGGGGCTTTGACCAGCTCATCCTCGAAGAGCCAGCAGGCCGCACCCCGTGGATACACGTCTCCATCTCTCCAGCGAACAAGCCCCCACGTGGGGAGGTGAAGCGGTGGAATGGTCGTGACTACAAGCCCATCTAACTCATTTCTTAATAGGCGGTGACAAGGCACTGCCGTGGGTGCGAAGCCCACCTAAGGATAGCGCAAAATTTAGGTACGTACCTAAGCGCAACTAAGTACGTACCTAATTCAAAATAGGTACGTACCTAATTCGGGCTACCCTTAGTCTCTCGCTAACTATGTTACTCTACAAGCTCATTTCAGGCACGTCCACCCTCGGGAAGAACAAGGGCAAGAAGGTCTTTCGCGCCCAAGGTGTCCTGCGTGGCAAGGTCTCCTTCGATGCCTTCTGCCGTGAGGTCTCCGATGGCTCGACTGTCGACGCTGCAGACGTGAAGGCTGTCCTTTCGCGCCTGCACACGGTCATCACCCGCAACCTCGAGCGTGGCTTCTCGGTTGAAGTCGGGGAGCTGGGGACGTTCCGCCCTTCCTTCGGTTCGGTAGAAGTCCTCGAAGAGAAGGAATTTGACGTGCTGAAGCACATCCGCAAGCCCCGTGTCCTCTTCCACCCACGTGTTGCCTTCGCCTCCAGCCTCGAGGGCGTACACTTCGAGCGCATCAACCTCGATGAGCTCAAGGTGGGCGACCACCTGCACCCCAAGAAGCCCGAAGAGTCCCACACGACCGAAGGCGCAGAAGGGCATACCCCCGGTGCGCCAGGCGGACACGTAGGGGTCTAATAGTTCCCCACCTTCCCCAAAGCCCCCGAAGTGGAGTCCGCTTCGCTTCGGGGACTTTTACACAACGAACCAAGGATGAAATCCAGCCTTTTAACCAAAACGTAAACGAACATGAACATCTTCGGAAGAGAAGTAGGAGGGGGTGGAAAGCCAAAGAAGCCCCTCCAGCTTGTACAGCGTGGCACGGACATGCGCATCCCCCTTGAGCTGGTCGCTCAGCCTTCGGGTGAAGTCCTTGACCTCGCACGCTTTGAGCGTCTGAGCGTCAAAATCTTCAACGATGCAGGCACTGAATGCGCCACGCCACCCACGGACATTCAGGACAACCACCTCATCGTCGAGGTCACCGCAGACATCAGCCAAGCCCTTGGCACGGGCATCTACTCGGTAGAAGTCACGGGGCGAGTGGCAGATACCGCCTTCGCTGACGGCTACCACGACTACACCATCCGCACCACGCTCTGTCGTGTGACAAGTGACGGAAGTGACGCCACGCCAACGAAAGTCACCGCAAACGTCATCGAGGGCTTGCGTGGCGAGAAGGGCGAGAAGGGTGAGAAAGGCGAAAAGGGTGACCAAGGACTGCAAGGCATCCAAGGCGAGCAGGGCTTACAAGGTATTCAGGGAGAGCGTGGAGCAGATGGAGCTAAGGGAGACCAAGGAGAACGTGGGCTTACTGGCGAGCGAGGCGCAGATGGCGCACCAGGCAAGTCCGCCTTCCAGTCGTATCTTGATACCACCACCGACAATCCCAAGCTCACCGAAGCTCAGTGGGCAGCCCTCAATGCTACCACCACGCAATTCCTCTACCGTATCAACAAAGGCAACACAGCACCAATGAACGAAGAAACATTATCAGCAGACCAGATCATGGAGCTGGACAAGCACCGCAGAGCCCTCATCGAAGCCCTCAAAGTCAAGGGCGTTGGAGCTCTGGACACTGATGGCTTGGAGGCATTAGCCTCCAAAGTCCGTGAGCTCGAAGGGAATGCTCAACTAATCGTCTTCAAATCACAGCAATTCGTCGACTGGAAGGATCAGATCTTACCTCCACTGAAGCTCAGCGAGAGCTACCGACCAGCAGACCTGAGTTATCTCGTAGCACGCAACCCCTACCTAAAGAAGCTCCCCGCGGTGCAGGGTATCGAGCGAGCTATTAGCCTTTCCCATTATGCTGAATCCTGCAATTCCCTGACAGAATTCACCTTACCCGATCTCACCGAGGCAACGAATGTCGCCTCGATGATCAATGGATGCACCATTCTCAAAAGCGTGACCATCGGAGCTATTCCAAAGGCGACTAATCTGCTGTGGATGATCAGCGGTTGCTCCTCGCTCACCTCTGCCACCATCGGTGCTGCACCCTCGGCAGACAATGCGCAAGGAGTCTTCAGCTATTGCAATTCGCTGAAAAGCGTCACTCTGGACTTCTCAGGCGGTGAGATCACCAACGCGGCGTATTTCTTCAATGAATGCGCGAAGCTCCGCACGGTGACTGGCACGCTCGACTTCACCAGAACGACCAACTTGGGCAATGCCTTCAATGGCTGCACCTCTCTCGAGGAAGTGCGCATCAAGGGGTTAAAGGTTGACCTCGACCTATCCGCCTGCGCTAACCTCTCAGTGGAGAGCGTGAAGTACCTCGTGGATAACCTCCAGCAGGTGACGGGCAAGAGCATCACGCTTGCGAGGGCTTGGCAGACGGCGCACCCAGCCGAGGCAAGAGAGTACAGCCAAAAGGCATCAGCTAATGGCTTCACACTTAATTTTAGATAGCTATGGATATGATAGAGTTAATTGCTCCCGATGGCTTCGCGTATGTGAACCGAAGCCACCGACTAATAGGCTACTACCTATACTGCCCCGACCAGCAGGCTGCCGACCTTTGGGTGCTCACGCCCGAGGAGGAGGCTCTCGATCTTGAGGCACAGTGGAAGGCCGAGGACGAAGCGCGCGCTCGCAAGGAAGAAGAGGAATACCGCAAGGCTCGAGAGCGCGAAGAAGCCGCTCACGCTCCGAGCGTACCGACTAACTAAACTAAGCGATGGGGAGGGGGGAAACTCCTCCCCATCTACTAATCCAACAGCAATGATGATGATGCACGACGACAACCGCTGGAGAGAGGTGATGGTAATTATCTTCCTATCGCTTCTTGCCCTTGCCCTCACCGCCTGCTCCCCGAAGGTGCGACTTGTCCCTGTGGAGCATACACGAATTGAGTGGCGAGACCGCCTGCGCTTGGATAGCGTGTATGTCCACGATAGTATCTACCTAACCGAGCGTATGGCTGGCGATACTATCTACAAGGTCAAAGAGGTGTATCGCTGGCGTGACCGCTGGCGGGTGGACACCGTCAACACAGGGCGCATTGATAGCGTGCACGTCACCGAGGTTGTCGAAGTCCCAGCGAAGCTCACAGCGTGGCAATCCTGGCGACTAAAAGCCTTTGCTCCACTGGTAGCGATTGTGCTGATACTGGGTGCGTGGGTATCCCGCAAGCTGTGGATACCGATACTGAGAGGCTTAATAGGATAAGGAAATGAAAGAGATCACACTGAATGTAAGCAAGGTGCTCGTCTACAACGAAGTCAAGAAGCGAGCCAGCTACCAAGCATCTAAGCTCATTGATAAAGACCCGACCGTCTACGACCGAATGCTCCCCACGGATAGCAGCCGCGAGCTATTGGAAGGCTACTGGCAAGCGGCGGAGAATGCCCTTCTCGGTGGATTTCGTGGCTACGTCAAGCAATACCCTCCACTCGCTGTTGGACGTGCCGTAGAGCTGGGGGATAACTTCTCGGTGAAACTTCAGGTGAGTACCCGCTTCGATGACGGAGTTATCCCAGCTATCGAAGCTGGAGTACACAGCTTCTTTACTACATCCATCCTGTCCTCGTGGTATCATCTCTGCTATCCCGAGGGAAGCGGAGCGATGAACGAAGAAGCCTTAGCTCACCTCTCCGCTATGCTAAAGAAGCTGCACTACAAGCGTCCACCCGTTGCACCCACCAGATCCTAATGCCCTATGCAGTACCTAACCATCACCCTACAGCTCCCCGAGATCTATTATCAGGTAGCTCTTGATGCCCACCTGATGGGTGAAGTAGACCTGTCGCAAGATAGAGACGCCCGTGCCGTCAGCCTGAGCCAGATCGAAGTCGAAGAAGAAGGCAAGGAAGTGCTCCTGCGTGCCGTCAAAGCCTCCGATGCGCACCTCCGTCACCAGCTACACCTCTATCTGGTTGAAGAGCAGGCAACGACAGCTACCGACAATGTGCCTCAGGATACTCCTTCGCTCAGCTACATACTGGGTATGCCTGATCAATTCTTCCCCCCATCGCTGAGAGATATGCAGGAAGCGATGCACCACTACATCGTCCATATGTGTCTCTCCGAATGGTATACGCTGATGAAAAATGAACAGGGCAGTATGTATGCACAGCTTGCCCAAGCTGACCTGAAGAGGCTGGGGCAAGCCTCCGGCCGACGTATCCGCCCCCTCCGACCACTTAATCCTTATCAATAATGGAGCGACGAACCTACCTACACGATCAGAATACGAGACTGATCATAGAGCGTCTGGATGGTGATCATCACCGTGCTGCACTTACCTTCTACACCGATGAGCTTCTCTATGATCTGCGCAACATCGCCTATATCTATGGCGTATCCAAGACAGAGAAGCAGCCTGATGTAGATCATCATCTGACCTTTGATATCGGCGAGGAGGGCAACGTCGATCGCATTGCTCGTGTGCTGGACCTTTCTTTCAGCGAGATCCAGGAAGCCCTCTACCCCTACACACGCTCCCCACTGCTGGAGCAAGAGGGCTGTGGGTGTGGAGTGCATCAGAGGGACGATGTACTTGATACCGAACGAGCGGAGTATACGCTTCGTATGGTCGTGCCTTCGCTCTTGTCACAGCATACGCTCACCTATGCAGAGCGGTGGATACACGAGTGGCTGGTGTGTCGTGCATTTGCTGAGTGGCTACTGCTCATCGGGGATAGTAGCTTCAGCCTGTGGATGGAGAAGACAGAGCGGGCAAAGAGGGAAGTGCAGCGAGCTATGGCTAAGCGCGCAGGGCGCATCCGCCGCAAGATGAGCCCCTTTGTATAGTGGGAGCAGAAATAAAAAAGTAGGGGCGACTACCGAGAGAAAGGTAGTCGCCCCTGCTTTTATGATAAGGGAGTCTATCGAGGCTTGTCCGTGAGCTTGGGGAGGTACTCAATGGTGCATCCAAAGAGACTTTCGTCGGGGTCAAGATTGCAGAGAGCTGCCACCTTGAAGTACTTATAAGGAGTGCCGCTCATTCCTCGCATGATGTGGTCGGTACTGGATGCGATGACGTGCCAAGCGAACATATCCCGAGAGCCATATAGGATGGAACGGACCTGTCCCTTGCGGAAGAAGCCACGCTGGATGATCGAGCGTATGGTCTTCATCGTGTCGGGTGAAGCGAGCTTGAGGGGGCGTGTCACCAGCAGACCGCGTATCCCCTTGGTCGGGTCTATCTTGGAGTAGTCTACGACCTTCCCATCCTTCGTCACAGCGATGGTCTGAGGGTAGGAGTTTACGGCCTTCCTAATATTTGTCTCAGTGGTGCTCCACTGCTTGCTCTTGAGTGAGTAGACGTAGGTGTATGAAGTCTTGGGGTTGTATGCGTATAGACGCTGACGTGGGTAGTCGTAGATCATCTCAGCTCCGAGGAGGAAGTCCTTGAGGGGAAGGTGCTCTGTCTGCTCCGTGGAGATGCCCATCTCCTTGGAGATCAGGTCTGATTTGGGAAGTCCTTTGAGCGAGATGCTTTTGTTGGGGTCGAGCGAGTCGGAGATGCAGATACACTGCGATCCCGACAGCATCATGATCCCTCGTTCGCTGGTGAAGAGGACGGCGTTGTCGATCTGGGTGATGCTCTTGGGGTTGATACACACGTCACGTGAGATCGGCTGCTTGGCGGTATATGTCCCGTCCTTGGCTACCTCGAGTGCCCATACGCCATCGGTGGACAGGGCGTAGAGGGGGAACTGTCCGAACTGCCCAGCGGAGAGGGCTTTGGTAGCTGCGCTGATGCCGAGCACCCTGCCTGTGCCGATGGAGTTCACGCCACGGGTCGGGAAGCTGAATGGGTTGTTGATCTCAGAGGTGTAGACTTTGTTGGGGAGGGGGAAGGAGCGCTTAGATGTAGCTTGTACCTTACTCTTGAATGATTGGAGATCATTCTCCGTAGAGTTCACCCATTCCCATCCCTCAAAGGGATATAGGTGTGTGCCCATAGCATAGGATCCTGAGAGGAAGCTGTGTTTGCTCATATCTCGCTCCAGCTTCTTATACCTCCAGGTCGAACTGCTAAGCAACAAAGTTCCTACTGCCTCCTTCTTAAATGCTACCACCTTGTAGGCTCTATGATCTGGGCAATAGACGAATGTTAGCAGCTTGTCTACGTCCACGCTCGAATATACGCCAGCACTTATGTATACATCCTCTCCGTCGTCTCCCTTGACGACGAAGAACATATATAAGAACTGGCTTGCCACGGGCGTGGTGTGTGGAAACAGCTTCCACCGATCACTCTGCGGGAGTAGCTGCTCAGAGAGACCCGTGATATTGAGTCGTGAGTTGTAGACATACGCACTCGCCGGCACGGTCTTATGGTGTGACTTCACGTCATCATGTAGCGTTTCATACGTGGCAATATTTCCCAGGAAACCCTCCTTGTCGAAACGCATATTCCACTCATGGGTTAGTAATATCTCGCCTGTCTTGATCCCGGCTGATCTGATGAGGTAGAACGTACTGATACTCCTAATCTGAGCATCTACTCTCTCGGAGTTATTAAGTGAGTACCACTTGTTGTCGTGCCAAGCCGTCGGATCTAAGAGGTTCACCTCCCACTCCCCTGGGATGATCCATGGTTGGTAGCGCTCCGTGCTACGTATCTCGGGAGTGAATCCTGAGTAAGCCTTGGATATAGAGAAGGGACGAAGGATAAGTCCGAGCGAGTCGAGGATCGATCCGTTGCCCGCGAGTGGATGCTCTTGGTTCCAGGTGTATATAGGCAGTGAGATAAAGAAGTCTACGCTCTTTACGATGTCCCCCCACTTGGTCAGTCGATTGTAATCCTCGGGGTCGTCAAGCGCGTGGGTAAGGTCACTCACAGATAGAGACAGTTTTATCTTGCTTCCGCTGAACATGAACCTATTGCAGGTATTCGGGATCATCAGTACGGGAGGCGACGGCATCGTGGTAGAGCCGTCATAGAGTCTGAGGGCATAGCGAATAAAGAATGGGAAGATGAACTTACCGTCCTTGTCGTAGTGCTCGGCACGCATCCTATTGAGTAGCGATGCCAGTTGCTTCTCGCGGTCTTGCCCACTGTCGTAGTTCTCCTCTACCACTACCTCCTTAGTCTTGAGAGCGAAGGATATCTTAGGGAATGGTATCTGATCACCCAAGTGCACATACCCCTGGGTGGAGTCCTTGTAGAGGAAGTAGTGCATCCCCGTTGGGGTGAGTACTAAGAGGGTGTTTCCGATGCTCTGTATCTCGTAGATCTCATTTCCGACGCTCTCCAGCGGAGCGATGGTTCCGCCATCCTTGGTGTATGAGATCTGTCCCGTCTTAGTATCTCTGAGGATGTAGTGTCTAAATGTATCGGAGACGTGGATGTAGTCGATGGTCTTTCCTTGAGGGAGGTCGAAGAGCACTTCAGGAGGCTGTATTGGTCTGAGGGCTTCGTCCTCGTGGATAAGACCTGTTACCCCTTCGAGCTCGCCGTCGGGCACGGCATAGTCGTCAGGGGAGGTGGAGAATCCACGGTAACGAATCTCTCGTATCTGTGTAGGCATAGTATGGTGTTATTTGTGTGGTGATTGTATCTCGTAGTAGACGATGGAGGCTATCTGTCTCCGCTTGATGTAGAGCTGGATGATATCCTCCTCGATGTCGTATCGGTAGAGGATAGCGGCGACCGTTGGAGTCAAGGTCTCGAAGCCCACGGTGGCTGCGTCTTGGCTGCGCTGTAGGATGGGTGCAGCCTGACGCTCTGCCTCGGAGGCGGAGGCGGGGAGGGAGGGGGAACCGAACGGAGGCCTAT